GGCTTCCTCGGTGTTATGCCGCGGATCCGGCGACCGTAGCCGCCAGGCGCAGGGGGATCTGTACAACGTTGCTGGCCGGCTCAGGAGCCTTGCGCGCGACGCGCGCCGGACGGTTCAGCCGGCGCCAGCTGGCCAGCGCCGCGTCTGGGTCAGCCTGCTTGGGAGTCTTCGTGCACCGGCACTCGATGAAGTGGCCGCCGCCGGCGCTGGCACTGCGGCCGTCATGGATGTGCCGCGCACTGTGACCAGCGGCGCAGGGAGGCAAGCCCTCGGGGTGGTCTATCTGGCACTGGGTCATTGGACACCTCGACTGGAAGGGAAGGAGCGGAAGCAAATACGATGGGACGGATGAATCTGTTCGCTAATTCGACGCATGCGGAGCTGTGGCTGGCGGCTGCCGCTGAGGCCGGCGAGCTGCGCACGAGCGCCGAGGTTCTGGAGCTGGTGCATCAGAAGAAGTACGTGAGCGCGCACCAGCGCCGGCAGATCCGAACGCCTGCGCCTGGCACCGAGCGGCGACTTGCCGACCTGTTGGACGCGCTGTCCAAGCAGGTGCACCACGGCGCGCATATAGAGGGCGACGCCGAGCAGCTGCTGAAGGACCCGGCTGCAACCATCTTGGGCGTGTTCGGCCCGAAGCTGGCGGAGTTGCAGCGGAACGCTCGCCACCACGTAGTACTGGAAGCGGCGAACGTGGCCCTGCGTAAGCGCGCGGAGGAATGGCTGGAGGCCGGCGAGCCCGGTCAGACCCGGCACACGCGCGCGCTGGCCAGCAACAGCGGCCTGGCCGAGGTGCTGGCCGAGCTGGACGCGCTCCGCAAGAGGTGAGGCCGCTTGACAATGGGTGGTTGACTCGTCGAGGTTCGAATCCGAGCCCAACGGAGCACCACCATGAAGAACATCGAAAAGCTGATAAGGGAAGGCGAGTACAAGGGCGTCGACTTTGACGTCGAGATTTGGGTGTTCGAAACCGCCGAAATCATGGTCTACGGATTCCAGGTGGACGGGTATCCGGCCGTCCCTGTGTCGGACGGCCATGATGCGGTCACGTCGTTGGACGAAGCCTTCGAGATCGGGGCCAAGCTCGCGCGGGATTTCATTGATCGCACTTGACTTCATGCCGCCGCTCGCAGTGCAGTGATGACGTCACGCGCGACCGGCGGGCAGACGGCGTTCCCGAGCATCATCATTGCGTCCTTCTGCCTCGTGGGCAGTTGGTAGGTAGTGGGGAAGCCCATGGCTCGCCTGCACTCCTGCACGCTAAGCATCCGCATGCGGTCACCATCGATCACTGCCCACCGGTCGCGGGTGGTGATGGTTCCAACCGGTCGCGACAGGCTGCGACCTCCCTTCTCGTTGCCGTAGTAGGCGGTGAGGAAGCGATCGCCGTGCTGTGCTCGTCCAGCAGCAACACGGGCCAAGGTCGCAGGTGACCGGCCAGGACGATTCACAGTCGACCAGCGGCCAGCATCAAAGTCGATGATGCTGGCTGCCGGGACGAGATCCCGCCGAGGGAGTTGCAGCTGTAACTTCGTACGCGAGCGCGTCCCGACGATGAACACCCGCCGGCGATGCTGGGGAACTCCATGCTCTGCGGCATCGATCACGTGGGGTGACATGGTGTACCCGAGCGAAGCCAGCGCGGCGCACCAGGAGTCGTAGAGCGCCCACGCGGTGAACTCCGGCACGTTCTCGACGACGATGGCTTCGGGGCGGTGGACTTCGGCAGCCGACACTACGGCCCATGCCGTGGAGCGCTGGGCATCATGGTGAGGACGATCCTTCCCCCGTGCTCGGCTATGCCCTTGGCAGCACGGAGAGGCCAGCAGAAGGTCATGGCTCGGCACGGAGGTCCAGTCAGCCTGGTGCAGGTCCTGGCACGCATGCAGCGTGCCCGGGTGGTTGTCTGCATGCACCTGCACCGCTTCTGGCCAATGGTTCGCCGCCCAAGACACGTTGCAGCCTGCCATCAGCGCACCGGTGCTGAACCCGCCGGCACCAGCGAACAGGTCGATAGCGTTGATAAGGCTGGATTGATTAGACATTGCTGGGTCCCTTCGGGCAGTGGGTGCAGGTAGCGGTGAGCGGCGCGCGCTGAGAGAAGCGGGAGCCACGGACGGGGACGGCGGGGCAGAGGACGGTGTGTCCGCAGGACAGGAGGCAGGCGAAGCCGTTGGGGCCTGCGGTGGAGCTCATGACGTTGCGGCGCGGCTCATCCATTCGACTTAACTCCGCCAAAAATGAGCAGCAGGCAGTCCACCGGACTGTTGTGACCATTCCCGCTGTGATCGGGCAGCTCGAACTTCGGACGACCTTGGAAGAACCGCGGATAAGCTCCGAGGGACAGTGCGTGGTGAAACCATCCGACATTGGTGCGCGCGGGCACTAGGAAGACGGCCACCTCAGCCCACGGCGCCAGGTCAATGAAGGGCCGGATGTTCGACCAAGGCGGATTGCAGAAGACCCGCTCTCCAGTCCAGCTGATCGGTGTCTCCGCCGTTGACGCGCGCTGCAGAAGTCCATTGCTCGGCTCACTCGCGCCATCCAAGGTGAAGTCGAACTCAGCGTTCAGCGCCTCGAACATGCTGCGCGGCGTCCGCCAGTTCTGCTGGCGGCCCTTGCCGTACCAGTCGATGTAGGCACCGCCATCAGCCATTGCCCACCGCCTTGCCGTCGATCAGGGCCAGCAGGCGGAGTGCTTCGGCGTGCTTCTTAGGGTCACCGACCGGAAAGTCGGGATTGGCGTGACCGCGTTCCTGCCACTCCATCAGCTCGACGCATTCGCGGAACTGCCCCAAGTCCACGGCCTGCGCGGGCGGGGCGGCGTTTCGGTGCCGCTCGCAGATATAGGCCGCTTTGCCCAAGCCGTAGTAGATGCACGCGCAGTCATTGGGCCCCACCCGCTGGCGGGCGGCGAGGGCGTCTTTCAGCTCTCCTGCACAGATGCGATAGGCGTCCGTTACGCCGTAGCGCGTCTCCCAGTCTGCGACCAGCGCCGCCAGCCCATCCCCCTGCACCTCGCCAACCTGTTGCTTGCCAGTTGCGGCGAGGGCGGCCTGCCACACGGACCACGTGTAGTTGGTATCCGATGCCGAGTAGCCTTGCCCGTCTCGGGTCATGTCAAGGCTTCGATAGGACGCCTCAAACTCCGCCCGCTCCCGCAGCTCATCCCGCAGCCGCACGGCCTCGCGCTTCTCAGCCCCGTCCGCAAAGAGCAGTCGCATTCCGAGCGAGGTGGCGATGTGGTGCTCCAGCAGCGCCCCGCGGGACTTGGACCAGCCCGGTAGGAAGTAGATGGATTCGCAGGTGGCCAGCTGCGCGATATCGCTGCGCAGATAGTCTTCCCAGGTGGCACCTTGCACCACGCCGTGGTCGGCCGGGTTGATCGCCGCGATGCCGAGGGAGCGCAGCTGCGCGGCAGCATCGTTGAAGGCGGGGTAGTTGAAATCGGTGTAGCCGGTCATCGGACCGGCGATGTACGTCCGGCCAATCCGGTCAGCCTTGAACTGCACGAAGGCAACGACTTCGCCCAGCGCTCGGCGGACCGCCAGCCTTCCGGCATTGGTCAGCGCATACTCGCCGCTCTCTTCGCCTTCGGCCAGCCAGCCCAGCTGTTCCAGGCGCTGCATGGTGTCGACGTTGAGGTCGGTCTCACCCGCCTCGCTGAAATCGGTGTCGCAGATGATCAGCTGGCGCAGGTCGTCGGCAGTCGGCGACAGGATTTTGGCTTTCGCGTCCATGGCCGGCCCTCAGTTCGCAGTGCTGATGCGGAACGCATCGGAGAGGCGATCGAACAGCGGGCCGAGCTCGCCCATCTGCAGCGCAAACCGCGCATCCAACTCCGCACGCCGGCCGTCGTCGTCGCTTTCTTCCAGCTTGTCCAAGGCACCATCGAGAAAGCGCAGCTTGCGCACGACCAGGTCGTCGCCCAGCACCAGCGAGATGTTGTCCTCGACCACCAAGCCGAGGCGGGTCACCTGCTTGCCGGCGTCGAGGTGGTTGCGGATCTCGTCGCTGATGAGCTCCTGCCGGTCCAACTTGGCGATGGCGCCTCCGGTGACGGGGTCTTCCAGCTGACACTGCTCGCCCAGCGACAGACCGGCCGGCAGCGCCTCGCCCGCGATCCATCCGGTCAGCACCGACCGCGGCGCGACTTCGGCATTCAGCGGCATGGCCGGGAAGCTGCCGAGCAGGCCACGGATGTCCGACATCAGGTTCTCGCCCTGCTTGCGGCTGCTGGTGTCCACGAAGGCGACGCCGCGTGCCAGGTCGAGGAAGACATCGCAGCGAGAGGATTTGACGAACGCTTTCGGCAGCAGTTCGTGCAGCAGGTCGTCCTTCATGCGCTTGCGCTCACGGCCACCGGGGCGGCGACCTTCGTTGCGCTCGATCTCGGCCAGCTTCTGCTCAAGGGCTTCGGCGACGGCTGAGGCCGGCAGGATCTTGTCCTGGGCGCCGACGGTCAGCCACAGCCAATCGCCGATGGCGTGGTGCAGCTGATCGGTTTCCTCGCGGCCGAACGGGGAGATGAAGCCACGGGAGGACATCTCCAGCGGGCCGACCGGATTCAGGGTGGCGGTCGGCAGCTGCTCGGCGACCTGGGAGAAGTCGAGGCCGATGGGGAAGCGGAACATGACGAGGTTGCGGAAGAACATGGCGGCTCCTGAGAAGGGTTGCCGGCGCGTGGAACCCGGCCGGCGCGGGGCTCGGCATGGCCGAGCGGGCGGATTCAGTGCGTATCGGTGTAGGGGTAGCGCTTTTGCTGCGCGGCACGGCGGCGTGCATCGCGGCGGCGGTGCATCTCTGCCTTGAAGGCCGGCCAGTTCTTTCGGGTCTCGACCACGGCGCGCCATGCGAAGTACAGGACGGCGATGAGGAAGACGACGGTGAAGGTGTGGGCGGCGGTCTGGATGGCGCGCACCAGCAGCGCCAGGCAGAAGCAGGCGACAAAAGCGCAGTAGGCGGGCACGGTGAGGTGGTTCACTGGCGAACCTCCGCGCTACCGATCTGTCGCAGCCCTTCAATATCGGAGAATGCGCAAGCCTTACCGATCTGCTTGAAAACATCGCCGTGCGCCGCAGACAGGCGGGAACCGACAGTCCAGTCATCGAACGACCAATCGATCGGCAAGCGCTCCAGCGCCCAAGCAGTCTCGGCTGCTGCAGCGATCGTGTTAGCAGTCATCGCCGCCCGCCCGGTCCGCACGTGGGTGACAACGACCTCGTGGTCTCCACCGATCATCCTGTGGATGCAAAAGTTCTCGCTCACCTTGAGCGCCTGGATATCCCACGGGCCTTGCTCCGTGGGGACGCTGATATCAATCGTGTTCAATGGAAGCTCCTGCGCCGACGGCGTCGGGGTCGTGGATGGCGATATCGGCGTTTCCCTTGAGGATCAGGGCGGGCGCTAGGGGAGCCGGGCAGGGCAGGGGCGGCAGGCCGGTCTGCATGGCGGCGATGAAGTCGTGCTCGGTCATGAGCGGAACGCCGTATAGGCCGCGTCGTACTCGCTGCCGAGGATCTCGGTCATCGACGGCATCGCCTTGCGGGTGCTGGCGTAGAGGAATCCGTCGTGCAGGAACAGCGACAGACCCTCCAGGAAGAAGTCCAGGCTGTTGTTGAAACCCAAGGCGCGGTAGACGCCGTCCGTGTCGATCTTTCGAGCGGGAAGGTGCTCGGTCCACTCAGCCTGCAGAGCCTTGATGGCGGCCTTGGTTTCAGCCGTGGCACCCTTAAGCGGGCTGCTACGCGGAACCTGCAGGCCGTTGTTGTCGGGAGCTCGCCACAGGTCGCGGGGCATGGTGGGACGGAACTTGATGCCTGCGAGTACGGGCGGATCCGCGTACATCAGGCCCTCGCCGCCGAAACGCTGCGCGAAGGCATCGATCTCCGCCTGCAGTTCCGCCTTCGCCGCCTTTTCCGCATGCCAGGCTGCCAACACAGCCGGATCGTTGGTCTTGAAGAAGCTCATGCGGCATTACCTCCCGTTGGCCGTGCTGCAATGGCCAGGTCACGGGTCATATCCGAGACGGCGCGCGCTGCGCTCTTGCGGCCGTCGAGCACTTCGCGGCGGGCGAGGGCGGCAGCACGGACGATGTGCGCTGCGCGGTAGCCCATGCGGGCGGCAGCGATGGCCACGCAGACGGCGGCACCGTGCGCGCGCTGCTGGCGGATGTCTGGAGCGGTGCGGAAGGGGAGGATGACGGCGCTCATGCGGCCTCCGCCTTGGTGAAGGTGAGCGCATCGGCGTACTGCTGCGCCGTGGCGTCGGCCATGCGCAACTCGGCGAGCGACCGCTCGATGTCCTGGGCGAGGCGCGCCGCTTCCTCGGGATTGGCGTGCAGATATCCGCCGCTGGGCAGCTGGATGCAGACGACGCCTGCGCGGGGCCGGGCCTCGGCGGTGATGGCGCCGTGGGAGGCAATAGCGAGGGCGGCCATGACTCAGCGCCCCTTGTCGAAGCTGCTGACGAAGGCAGCGGTGAAGCCGGCGGCGAAGGCGCTGATGCAGCGCATTGCGGCGGTCATTGCCCGGATGGGGCGCTCATGCGTCGGCATGGTTGGGTCTCCTGCGCCCGGCCCCGGGATGGGGCGTCTTCGGCGACAGGTGTAGTAAAGCGACGCTTTAGGTCAATGTCAAGCACCGCTTTAGTGATCGGACAAAAGAAGCCCCGCGAGAGCGGGGCTATGGCTTGCGAGGCCTACTTGATGAGGCGCTGGGGTGAGAACCCGCTGACGTCGAATTCCCAGAGCGGGGCGCCCTGTTGGTAAACGTTGGCCTGGATGCGGACAGTCTCCACGGCCTGCATGCGCCTCACGAAATCGGCATAGCCTTCGATGAAAAGGGTTTCGCTAGAATTGTCGGCCGGTCCCATCGCTTTGTAACGCCGTGGCTGACCTTCGCCGAAGCGAACGAGCACGTCGCAACCCGAGTAACTGGTGCACTGCAGCTGACCTCTTTCGATCTCCAGCATTACATCGTTGCCGTGCCTCGGGTGCCTGCGCAGTACGAGCTTTGCTCGCTGCGCGCCGGCGTAGGGGAAATCAAACTCGTGCGTATTGCTGCTCGTCACTGTGGCGCCACGGGACGTGCGGCTGGTCATCCCATCGTCCTGATCCCAGTACTGCCACTGCTTGCCCAAGCTGGCTTTGCGAATCGCCTCTCGCATCTCCTTTGCAATCGGCTCAGCCTGCTTGGCCTCATCGGATCCCGCAAAGGAGCTAAGCAGCTTTTCAGCAGCTGCGAGCCTGCTTTGATGCGTTCCAGTCACGCTCTTGGCCTCAGCCAGCAGCCGCGCGCGCTGCACCTCTGGAGCCTCGCGCGTGATCGGTTCAGAAGCCCGCGCCGGGGAGCTGGCAGCTGTGTCAGCTTTATCGCGGGACGGGAGGCAAGAGGCGACGATGACAAAAATCACGACCAGCAGGATGATCACTGCGCAACCCGACGACCCTTTTTTCTTAGGTGCCGGCGGCGGAGGAGGTTGGTAAGTCGCCTGAATTGGCGGCGGGGCGGCAGCGCGCACCGGATGGCCGCAATTGGGACACGCCGCTGCTTGGTCGCTAACTTGGCGGCCGCATTCTACGCACGATATCAAAGCCACTTCATCCCCCTATTGCTCTAGTCCGTTAGTTGAATCGGTCGATCCTATTACGCAGGTACACCTTGCCCCCGATGACCGTGTTCACCGGCATGGGGAAGGCTGGGTACAGCGACGCATTCGCGCTCACTACGTAGACTGCATCGCCGCGGTCCTGCAGGGCCTTCACCTGTTGCCCGTTCCCCGTATTGAGTAAGTAGATGCCATCGCCATCAAATGAGTTGACCCCGGTGTCGACCATCAGCGACTCACCTGGCTGAATCACAGGGATCATTGAGTCACCGCGGCCAGTGACCAGCACCAGGCGCCCTGGGGCAGGGACGAATCCAACAACTGATCTGATGTAGGTCGGAGCGAAGTCCATACCCCGCACGATATCTGGATAGTCGTCGTTGATCCTTCCATCCCCCATGTCTACGTCTCCGTCAAGCTGTTGGACGCGAACATAGCTGGCAGAAGTCGCAGGGGAAGAGACGACGCCTATCGCCTCACCCATCCCGAAGTGAGACAAGGGCTTCCCAGTGAGGCTGGCCAACTTCGGCAGCTTTCGCTTATCTACCTTGCCGGTCCGCAGCCAGCCGGACACGGCCTGTTCGGTCACGCCGAAGGCATCTGCGATTCCCTTCTGGGTCAGTTTTGAGTCTTCGATGGCCGATCTGATTGCGGCCGCCATGGCGTCATTGTCAAGCATCGCTTGATTGTCGAATGCACGCGGGATGATTGTAAGAAAGCATCGCTTGACTCCATACTAAAGTGATGCTTAAGCTAGCCATATGGACGCTATCTCTGCCGCGATCGAGAAGTTGGGGGCCGGCCAGGCCGGAATTGCACGCCTTTTGGGTGTTACCCCGCAGGCGGTAAACCAGTGGGTCAGCGGCAACAGGCCGGTTCCGCCGAGGCACGTGCTTTCTATTGAGGCCGCCACCGGTGTGTCCCGGCACGTCCTGCGGCCCGATGTCTTCGGCTGTCCGCCAGCCGCAAACGGCGATGCTGAGTCCGCTCCGCAAGCCACACCCGTCGCTCAAATCCGCCAGCTGGTCGACAGCCGCATGAACAAGCGCGCGCTGCGCCAGAAGTTCGGCTTCAAGACGGACGCGCACTTGGCGAAGGTGCTGGGCCTGCCGCTGGAGCAGGTGGAAGGATGGGGCGAGACGGACACCATCCCGGCGCTGCCGCAGGTGATGAAGCTGCTGGGCCATGAGGAACAGCCGGCCCAGCAGCGTCGCCCGCAGGACCCGGACGCCGACCGCATCGTCACCTTGGAGGTGGCCTGAGATGGCCGCAACCTGTGACGACGATGGCGCGTTGAGCGGGGTTACCTCGCCTGCTTCTCGAGCAGCTCGATTGCGCGCTGAATGGCTTCCAGCCGGGGATTCTCGCCTGGTTGGGGCGGAGCGTCCTTTCGCATGAAGACCTTGACCTCCAACTCGCCAACCGTTCCGAACGCCAGGTTGACCACGGTCTCGGTGTCGCTGCTGCTGCCCGAGTTGTTCTCTCCGTATTTCTCGTTCATGTCGCCCTCCTTGCGGGCTGTTCGTGTGGTGCCTGCAGCGTAACGCAAGGCGGGCGGCGCCAGTCGTCCATGAGTTGCTGATGTCCATGACGCACATGTTGCGCCGCAGTAGTGCCCGAATCCACGTTCACGAGACCACCCAATGAACATCGCAGATGCCGCCCACAAGACCGTCCACGCCTATCCGGGCGGTAGCGAATCGCTGGCCCCGCGCATCGGCATGTCCGCTGCGGTGCTGCGCAACAAGGTCAACCCGAACAACACCACGCACCACCTGACCCTGGCCGAAGCCAGCGAGGTGATGGGGGTGACCGGTGACGACAGCATCCTGCACGCCCTGGCGTCGCAGCACGGCTACACGCTGGCCCGCACAGAGGCGCCGGCTACCGGCAGCCTGATCGGCGCGCTGCTGGCGGCCAGCGGCCTGAAGGGCGACCTGGCGGACATCATCGCCGAGGCGACGAAGGACCAGCGCATCACCCCGAACGAGGCGAACGCGATCGCGCAGCACTGCGCGCGGCTGCAGGCGGTGTTCGCGGAACTCTCCAATCACGCGGCAGCGGCCGCAGCGAGGGATGTGCCATGAGCGGCCAGCTTGCCCGCAACACCGATTCCAGCGGAAGCCACGAGGCTGCGGACCGGATCGTCCGGAGCGGTGTGCATGCGGCGCAGAAGGACCTCACCGCCGCGGCCGTGCAGCGCTACCCGGGCATGACCAGCATGCAGCTGGCCCGCGTCACCGGCATGGACCGGCACATGGTTGCCAGGCGCCTGCCGGATCTCGCGAAGGAGGGCCGCGCATTCCGTGGCGCCAAGGCCGTGTGTCCGATCAGCAACATCACCGTCTGCACCTGGTGGCCAGTGGCCCAGGGCGACAACTTCACCCTGGCGGTCTAAGCAATGTCCACGATCATCATGTCCCAGTGCTGGCCGCTCCAGCAGCTGAGCGTCACCCAGAAAGCAGTACTCATCTCGCTGGCCGATCAGGCGAACGATGACGGGGTCTGCTGGCCGGCCATCGGCACCATTGCCAAGCGCTGCTGCATGTCCGAGCGCGCGGTACGCACGGCGATGGACCATCTGGAGGCTGTGGGCCTGCTGAGTCGTGAGCGTCGATTCAACAGCAGCAACGTGTATTCGGTGACGCCGGCCAAGTTCGATGCGGCCGCGGTGGGCACCAAGGCAAAGCGGAAGGCTGCGAAGCCGGGTACTGCACCGGGCACAGGGGGTGCAGCAGATGCAGGGGGTGCGCCCGATGCAGTAGGGGGTGCGCCCGATGCAGGGGGTCCGGCACGGGGCGCACCTCCAGACCTGCGCCCCGTGCCGCCTAACCGTCATATAACCATCATTGAACCATCAGATGAACCGTCATTTCCGGCGGTCCTGCCGGACGCGCCGCCGGTGGTCGAATCGGAGACGGAGCTGCAGGCGGCATGCCGGGCAGCCTGGACGGCCTACGCTATGGCCTACCGCGAACGCCACGGCGCAATGCCGGTGCGCAACGCCAAGGTCAACGCCAACGTGAAGCAGCTGGTGAAGCGGCTCGGCGTGGTGGAGGCGCCACAGGTGGCTGGCTGGTTCCTGCGGGTCAACGAGCGGATGGTGGTCCAGGGCATGCACGACCTCGGCCTGCTGCTCGCGCGCTGTGAGGCATACCGCACCCAGTGGGCGACTGGCCGGCAGATGACCGCCACCAGCGCGCAGCAAGCGGACCAGACCCAGTCGAACCTGAGCGCGGCGGAAGAGGCCAAGGCCATCCTGGCGCAGGGGAGGGCACGCAATGCTGGCTGATCACGAGCAGGACCGGCTGGTGGAGCTGCTGGTGGCCACGGCCGAGGTCATCGGCGACCAGATGCGCCCGACTGCTGCGGCCTTCATCGTCAACGACCTGGCCGGCTATCCGCTGCCGGCGCTGGAGAAGGCACTGGCCGCGTGCCGCCGGGAGCTGAAGGGGCGCCTGTCGCTGGCGGCGATCCTCGAGCGCATCGACGACGGCCACCCGGCGCCGAACGAAGCTTGGGCCAACGCCATCCGCGCAGCCGATGAGACCGCTACGGTGGTCTGGACCGAGCAGACGCGCGACAGCTGGGCCGCTGCACTGCCGCTGATCGAGGCCGGCGACAAGATCGCGGCCCGCCAGGCGTTCCTCGAGGTCTACACCCGCCTGACGAAGGACGCGCGCGCTGCAGGCCAGATGGCCATGCACCACGCATCGATCGGCTTCGACGCCTCGGGCCGGGACGCGGTGCTGCAGCGTGCGGTGGCCGCCGGGCAGCTTGCGCACGAGCAGGTGGCCGAGCACTTGGCGCTGCCGCCGGCCACGCCGGCCTTCAATCCGGTAGCGCTGCTGGCCGGCCGCGTCGAGGCATCGCCGGAAGCAAGCGCCCGCACGCGCGCGCGGCTGGCCGAGTTGGCGGAACTGCTGGGCGCGCCGAGCGCCAAGGCTGCCGCATGAGCAGGACTCCGTCCCGTGTCGAGCTGGAGATACGCCCCATCGCGGAGCCGGTCTCCGTGCCCGGCTGGTATCTCGGCTTCGGCTACGGGGTTAAGCCGTTGGTGCTGTATGCGTCGCGCGGGCAGACCGTCTGGCGCGATGGCGTCCGGCAGGTGCCAATCACCGGCTACGCCGGCCCCATTCCCGATGGCGTGCCCGAGCTCGCCGCGCCCACGAAATCCTCCAGGAGACAGACCCCATGAAGCCGCTTGTCATCTACCACGCCAATTGCGCAGACGGGTTCACCGCGGCGTGGGCCGTACGCCAGGCGATGGAAGCCGACTTCCATGCTGGCGTGCATGGCGAAACGCCGCCGGACGTGACCGGCCGAGACGTGATCCTGGTGGACTTCTGTTATCCAGTCGCTCATCTGGTTGAGATGGCTCGGGTTGCTCGCTCGATCTTGGTGCTGGACCACCACAAGAGCGCCGAGGCTGATCTGCGGCCGGGTGAGGTCAGGATCGGGACAGTGGGAGAGGCCGAACTGCAGGTTGCCAAGATCGTGAGGCTGGACAATCTGCCCGCTCCCGTCGAGGCCTGGGTCTGGTATCAGACCGAGGCCAGTGTAGAAGATGGGATCGTCTGCGCGTTCTTCGACCAAGAACGAAGTGGCGCCGGAATCGCTTGGGACTTCTTCCACCCCAACAAGTCGCGGCCCCCACTGATCGATCACGTCGAAGACCGTGACTTGTGGCGTTTTGCGCTGCACGGGACGCGCGAGATTCAGGCGGCAGTTTTCAGCTATCCATACCGCTTCGACGTCTGGGATGAGCTGATGCAAACGCCTGCTGCCCAGCTTTATCAGCAGGGTCTCGTGATCGAACGCAAGCATCACAAGGATATGGCAGAGCTGGTGGAGGTGACCAAGCGCCCGATGGTGATCGGCCACTACACAGTGCCTGTGGCCAGCCTGCCATACACCTTGGCGAGCGACGCGGGTCACCTGATGGCCAAGGACCAACCCTTTGCCGCCTGCTACTACGACAAGGCCGACGGACGGGTGTTCAGCCTGCGCTCGACCGACGATGGGGTCGACGTAAGCGAGGTCGCCAAGCTATACGGCGGTGGCGGACACGCGCGCGCTGCCGGCTTCCGCGTACCCCGCGATCACGAACTGGCGAGGGCGTGATGGATTTCAGCAAATACAGCACGCGCAGCGAGTTCGCGGAGCAGATCAACGCTGCGTACTCCGCGCGGCTCCACGGTACGCGCCTCAGCAACAACCCTCACCTGGTGTGGCACGACCAGCCCGGCCCCGGCCCGGTGAAGCAGGTCGGCCACATGGATTCCAAGGCCATGGCGTGGCAGCACGGCTGGCGCCTAGCGGACAAAGACCAGAAGAGGACCGCGCGCTGATGTGGTCGAAAGCTCCGCCAGCGACGAAGGAAGAGGCCGCCCGGATCGAGTTGGCCAAGGTCGGCCCGTGCATGGCCTGTTTGGTGCGCTACGCCGCCGGCCTAATGGCTCAGAGGCATGTCGTCTACGGGTGTGAATACAACCACGCCAAGAGCGGGAACATCCGCCGCGGGCACGCCTTCGGCTACGGCCTGTGTCAGTGGCATCACCAGAGGTATCTGCGGGAGGGCATGTCACAAGCCCAGATGGTCGCTGTGTGGGGCCCGCCGCTGCACTGGTCGAAGCAATTCCACGCGGCATTCGGCAGCGACGACGAGCTGATTGCCCAGCAGACCTACATCAACGAACTCAGGAGCGCAGCATGAGCGACCAGATCCAATCTGTAGCGGAGCAGGTGCGGCAGGCATTCCACGCTCGGCCGGGCCATGCCTTCACCCATACTGAGCTGTATCAGGCGCTCGGCGCCGACGGTGTGCTTCAGATGGACCTGCGCGCGCGCATTCTTCAGACGCTGCGCTACCTGGTCGGGTGCGGATATCTGGCCAAGCACGGTGAGCGGGCCGGGGCCACCTTCCGGACCACCGGGCAGCCCATGACAAAGCAGCATGTGGGAAAGGACGCGGCGGCCGCCAACCGCCGCGAACGTGAGCGGCGCCGCTACGAAGAGCGGAAGGCTGCGGGCACCCTGGCATCGAAGAAGAGCAATCGCACGGCCAGAGTGGACTCGCGCGCTGCGATGGTGCCGAAGCCGCCGATGGCAGCGCCCACGGCTCGGCCGGTCGCCGAAACGGTAGAGCAGTTCCGGGCGCGCGGAGGCAAGGTGCAGCGCCTGACGACCCACTGGGAGCAGATGGAGCAGGCAGCATGAGCTGGGAAGTCGGTTACGACCCGGCCTGGAAACGGGACATCGGCTATGGCGTTCCGGCAGTCTGCGACCATCCCGGCTGTGGTGCCACCATCAATCGCGGTCTTGGTCATGTCTGCGGCGGCGAGCCATACGGCGGAGAGTATGGGTGCGGCCTGTACTTCTGCGCCCGGCATGGTGGCGGCGGCCAGTGTGTGCGCTGCGCAGCAGGAGGGAAGTGCTTCGAGCCAACCGCTGACGTGGCCGACTGGGTCAGTCACAAGCTGACCGACCCTAGCTGGAAAGCCTGGCGTATCGAGAATCCGGCTGACGTAGTGGCGCTGCTGGCCGTCCGGCCGGGAGCTTCCAATGACTGAGCGCGCGCTGGAGCTGGTGCTGCCCTGGCCGAGCAAGGACCTGTCGCCGAACGCGCGAGTTCACTATCGGGTCAAGGCGGCAGCCACGAAGTTGGCGAGACAGACGGCGGTGGTGCTGGCCCACGAGGCCGGCTGGAAAGGCCTGCAGCTGCCGCCGGGGCGCCTGCACCTCTGGATCGACTGCTACCAGGCACCGGGGAAGAAGCTGCCGGACGACGACAACATGATCGGCCGCTGCAAGGCGTACCGGGACGGAATCGCCCAGACGCTGGGCATCGACGACAAGCGGTTCAAGAGCCACCCGGACGTGAAGGACGAACGCCGGCCGGGCGGGCAGGTGGTGATGCGGATCACGGGCGAGCTGCCAGCAGCAGCCCAGCAGCAAGGGGAGCAGGACAATGCAGGTTGATACGTTCGGGGCTTACGTGCGGGCGGAGCTGGAGCACTGGGGCAGGGAATTCGCGCTGCACCGTGACATGGACTACCTGGGTCACCACTCGAAGAACGTGCTGCAGGTGCTAATCGAGCACAAGGGCGACATGCCGGGCAGGGCGCAGGGGTACAAGCCGCTCGAGTCGGACATCCGCGCGCAGATGATCGAAGACATAGTGGCATGCATCAGCCGGGATAACGCGGCAATGGCCTGCTCCCTGCGCGCGTATTACTGCGGGCAGGGGCGGAAAAAAGTAGAGCGGTTCGAGACCGCAGTGATGCTGATGGCGAACTTCGGCCATCGCGCGGTCTCAAGCCGCCAGTACTTGAACCTCGTCGAGCTTGGATTTCAGCGAGTAAGGGGGCGCTTAGAGGGAATATCTCTAGCGGCCTGATTGCATCATTCCTCAGCTTGGCATGTTGATGACAGATTCCACGCTATTAATCGTCGAAAGCACTTCCCTAGCCGTGGCCTTATTCCGATCCCGTCTCATGAAAGCAGCGGTTCCGAAGCCTATGGTCGCGATGGCGCAAAGAGCCAAAAACCAGCATGCATCCTTCGTACTTACCTCTTCCGCTGCGGTGGCGATGGCAAAGCCTGCAGCCAGTACTCCACCGAAGAAAGTTGTTGCGATCCCAGGGAGTACCCAATGCTCACCTCCGATCTGTCCGGTCTTTTCCCTGATAATAGTCCATTGATGAAGCGGGACAGGGATGTGTGGGATTTGCTTAGTCGTCGCCAGCAAGTTCTTTTGGTCGACGATGGTGAAGCTGCCATTTGTAACTGGTTCCTGATCCGTCATGAACGCGGCCCTCGTCCTGGAAGCGGAGTGCTGGACTGCGTATCCAGCGCGGGAGGTGCCTCAGCGCTTGGTCGATTGGTCGGCTCTGGCTTGTAGTTGTTTAGCTCATCGTCATCGACAATCCCCGCACTTTTAGCGTTAACTAAAACGGTGTAACCGCAGTTCCGGCACGTGACTGGAATTAGGGGCATCGTTGGAAGCCCAGGCTGTATATAGCCCGGTGTGAAAGCAGTCAACCCGAACAAGACGTCTTGGATCTCCCATGGCCCAATTTGGCACATCGGACAAGCCTTGCCCTTCCATTTCTCGGTGAGATGGGCGATAGCCCTCTGCTCAATCGTGCTCATCATCATCTTCCCTGTACTGAATGGACATTCTAGCCGTTGACAGGTGCACACCTGTGCCCTAAAGTCTCAGGCACTGTGACATAGAAGCCTCCGGATCGATCCGGGGGCTTTTTTCATTTCCGGAACCCCTATGCTCCAGACCGCCTCGACAATCCAGCAGGCGGTCGGCTGCAGTGCCGCCACCGCGCAGCTGTGGGCCAAGCCGCTCTCTGATGCGTGCGCCCTGTATGCGATCAGCACGCCGAAGAGGCTGGCTGCCTTCCTCGCCCAGGTCGGGCATGAGTCGGCCAGCCTGAAGAAGCTGGTGGAGAACCTCAACTATGGCGCGCAGGGTCTGGCAGACACTTGGCCGACCCGTTACGCGGTGAACCCGCATGCCCGCCCCCGCGTGCCCAATCAGCTCGCGCGCTCGCTGGAACGGAAGCCGCAGGCGATCGCCAATAACGCCTACGCCAACCGGATGGGCAACGGGCCGGAGTCGAGCGGCGATGGCTGGAAGCACCGCGGCCGTGGACCGATCCAGAACACGGGCAAGGCGAACCACGCTGGCATGCGGGACACGCTGCGCGCTAAGGGCGTCAAGGCGGTTCCAGACTTCGAAGCGAGCCCGGAGCTGCTTGAGGTTCCGCAGTGGGGCGCCCTGGCCGCTGCTGCGTACTGGGATGCGAACAACCTCAACAAACTGGCCGACGCCGGCAGGTTCGATGAGATCACCCAGCGGATCAACAACGGACAGACCGGCGCCGCCGACCGCCGGGCGCGGTATGCGCGCGCGCTCAAGGTCCTCTCGGCGTGACACCGCGAAAGAAGGTGGCCAAGTTGTCGCCGATCAGCCAGTTGCAGGGTGTCCTGTTGGTGCTGGATAACCGTAGTGGTCGGCCGACGGCTGAGATGTTGGCGAATGTGCGGGAGATGGTCGGCGACGCCTTGGCGGTGATGCAGGAGCCTGACGCTACCAAGCAGAAGATCGCCTTCGTGCTGCTGGCCATCCAGCAGTCTACGGAGGTGGTCGTGCGCGTGGTGCGTAACAAGGAGCTGACTCGTGTGACTGTCATTGACCAGCCGCTATACCACTGGGCGCTCCGCGAAATCCACGCACTGGCAGGTGCCGCATGACTTTCGCAACCCGAAACGTCGGTGCTGCCCGCGTGGGCATCGCCGTTCTCGTCCTGTTCCTGGTCGGTATGGCCATGGCCGCGCTTATCGCGGTGGCCATCCCGCCAGAGAACAAGGATTCCTTCGGCATGCTGATCGGCGGATTGAACAACGCCACCGGCATGGTGATTGGCTACTTCTTCGGCATGACCCGCAGGGGTCCTGGAGCCTGATATGTACGACGGATTGGGCAACATGTTCGCCGCCGGTATCGTGCTGGCAATGATCGCTGGCGGAGCCCTGGTGGGCGTTCTGTTCTGGCTGGTTCCATGGCTGTGGAGCTTGATCAAGCCTTGGCTGCATATGGTGACGGCATGAGCCGCCGTGTCGCCGGGGCCATCGGCTTCGCCCTCTGGACGGGCTTGGTGTTCTGGGCAGGCTCCACATTTACCGGCCGCGGCGCTGACCTCACGGCGTCCAAGAAGGAGACGGCCCAGGCCACCGCAGTGGTGGAGCAGGTCAATCAGTCCCGTGCCACGGAGCAGAGCAAAGCTCTGCAGCTGGCCGACATTGGAGCAATTCATGAAGAAGACCGCGCTGCGGCCCCGGCCGTCGCTGATGCTGTTGTTGCTGACCTGCGCTCTGGCGCTCTCCGCCTGCGCAACGACCTCGCCGCCTGTCACACCGACCGCCTGTCCCAAGCTGCCGCCAGCGCCGGCCAACGTGATGCGGCCCCCGACCTCGGAAGCACGCTTGCGGGCCCTGCTGTTCGAATCGGCCGAGACGCCGACGACCAGCTCCGCGCCTGCCAAGCCATCGTCGCCGCTGACCGTGCCGAGGTGAGCCCATGAGCATCACCGCGCAACAGGTGATCGTGCAGCTGACAAAGGATCTCACCCAGCAGGATGCCTCCCAGTTGACCGAGAAGCTGAGGGAGGCATTCCCGCATCGGCGTGTTGTGGTTCTCCCTCCTGCCGCAGTGGTGAGTCACAGCGAGCAGCTGGACCGCATCGAGCAGAAGCTGGACGCCCTGATCGCGGCGCTGGCCGAAGAGCAGGATGACCAGGAAGAGCAGCACCACCTCATGTCGCTGGATGGCGAGACCATCGCTGCCGGCGACCGCGACCAGACTCAGAGCCTCGGCTGATGCCTGGATTCCCCTCAAGCCACAAGCCGATGCCACGGTTGGCGCCCGTGCATGAGGCGCAAGGTCATGAGGAGAACTACGGCAAGGGCCGCGGCGGTCGCCCTTGGCGGCGCAAACGCGACACAGTAATGGCTCGTGACAAGTACATCTGCCAAGCCTGTCTCGCTGCCGGCCGGTACACCGCAGCGGACGAGGTAGACCACATCGTTCCCCGCGCAGAGGGCGGCACCGACTCAGAGAACAACCTGCAGGCCATCTGCCGACCGTGCCACGACGTGAAGACGAGGGCGGAGATCGCGCGAGGCGCGAACCGTTCTCATCCACGTCGCGGCGAGAAGCTGAACGCGGACGCGGGCGCGCAGACCCTGGGGGGAGGGTCGAAAGTCTGAGGGGTTGCCCTCGGACACCGGCCGCTCAGCCAAATTTTCGCACGGTCAAAATTAGGATTTGAAAAATGAGAGGACGGAAGCCGACCGCTCCGGCCCTCAAGGTGATCGCCGGGACCGCCCGGCCGGACCGTGAGGTGCCGGATGCCCCCGAGTTCGATCTGATCGACGAGTTCCCGGACCCACCGCAGCACCTCAACGTCAACGGCGCGGCTATGTGGAATGACCTTGGTCCGCAGCTAGTTGCGGCGCGGGTACTCCAGACGGTCGATCTCTATGCGCTGCAGCAGCTTTGCTACGCCTGGCAGGTCCAGGTCGCAAAGCAGATGGCCGGCGTTGATATCACAGCCGCTGAGCAGACAGCGCTCAAGGCGCTCATGTCTGAGTTCGGCATGACCCCGGCCAGCCGTCGGAAGGTGAGTTCAGGTGGCGACAGCAAAAAGACCGGAAACAAGTTCGGCGCGCTCGGCGCGCCGGGCAGGTAAGCCCGCGGGCAAGGCCACAACGAAGAAGGCGGCGCGGCGGCCGGTGCGAGCTAAGACGCCGGATCCCTCCGACTACGTCGCGGTGGCCATCGCATACGCGCAAGAGGCCATTGCAGACAAGAAGGGCGCGCGGTTCGGGAAGCTGATCCGCCAGGCTGCACGAAGGTTCATTGACGATCTGGCCCGCGCGAAGAAGCGCGGTGCGCCGTTTCGGTTTTCGGCCGAACACGCCTGCCATGCATGCGGCTTCATTGAGCTGCTGCCGCATGTCGAGGGTAAGTGGGAGACGCCCGAGATCCGGATGCATAGGTCTCACGTGTTCTTCGTCGTGCAGCTATTCGGGTTTCGGAAACCTGACGGAACCAGGCGCTTCACATCGGCGCTTTTCGCGGTGGCGCGCAAGAACGCCAAGTCCACCTTGGCGTCGGCAATCCTGTTGTACTGCCAGTGCTGCGAGAACGAGGAAGGTGCGCAGGTCATCTCGGCCGCCACCACGTTCCCTCAAGCATCGATCATCTTCAACGTTGCCAAGCGCATGGTGGAGAAGACGCCGGAACTTCGAGAAGCCTATGGCTTGGAGACGTGGGCGAAATCGATCAGTCGCATGGAGATCGGAGCAAGCTTCAAGCCAATCCACGCCAAGGCCAGTACGCAGGATGGCCTGAACCCGTCCCACGTCGGTCTGGACGAGATCCACGCGCATAAAACACCTGATCTACTTAATGTTCTGCAGTCCGCCGCGGGCGCTCGGGAGAACCCTCTATGGTTGTTCACCACCACAGAGGGGTACACCAACCCGGGGCCATGGGCCGAGATCAGGCAGTTCGTTAAACAGCTACTGGCCGGTCTGTTTGGTCATGAGGCCGATCACTACCTGGCGGTGTTCTACGCTATCGATGAAGAAGACAAGGAGGCCGGAATCAAGGCCGACGACACCTTCGATGAGTCGAAGTGGATCAAGGCAAACCCTTTGATCGACGTCAATAAGCACCTTCTCGCAGCTATCCGCAAGGAGGCTGTAGAAGCGAAGAGAATGCCGTCGAAGCTGGCTGAGTTCGAGATCAAGAGGGTCAATCGGCCGGCGGCCTCGGCGAACAGCTGGGTTGCCCTGCCTAAGTGGAAAGCTTGCGCCGGCGCTGTCGACCTCCAGGCACTGCGGGATGTCCCGTGCTGGGGAGGGCTGGACCTGGCCAGCACCCGCGATCTGACTGCATTGCGGCTAGTCTGGCGCGTCGGCGACAAGATCATCACATGGGGACGCCGCTGGGTTCCTGCTGACTCAGTGGAGCAACGCACGGAGCGCGGCACTGTGCCCTATGCCGGCTGGGTTGCGGCCGGCCTGATCGAGCAGACCGAGGGGCAGGTCACCGATTACGCGGTTATCGAGCGCGCGGTCTTGGACGTCGTGGAGCGGTTCAACGTGCAGTCCATCGCGTTCGACCGCTGGAACGCCACGGAAATGGTCAGCCGGCTGGTGAAGGCTGAAGTGCCGCTGGTTGAGTTCATCCAAGGCACGAAGTCCTATCACCCTGCGATGCAAGAGCTGGAGCGGGCATACATCGCCGGGAACCTGGTCCATGACGGAGATCCGGTCCTCACCTGGTGCGCGTCGAACCTAGTTGCTCGAACAGATCAAAACATGAACAAAGCCCCTGACAAGAAGCGGTCCGCCGACAAGATCGACGACATGACCGCACTGCTCATGGCGGTAGGTGTCAGCCTGACTATCGACGAATCCCAGTCCATAGACGACTTCCTCAACAACCCGGTGATCGGATGAAGACCAAGGCAACCAAGCCAGGGCGCCTGCGTGCTGCGGCGCTGAAATGGCTAGGCGTACCTGTCCACCTGACCGATGGCGATTTCTGGGCTGAGTTCTTTGGGTCGAGTTCGAATGCTGGCATGCCGGTCAACCATCAGACGGTGTTGAAGCTGTCTGCTGTCTGGTCCTGCGTACGCTTGATCTCGGAAACCATCTCTACGCTCCCACTCTCGATGTACGAGAAGACCAGCAGCGGAAAGCGGGTAGCGAGCCATCATCCGCTGCAGTTCATTCTGCACGACCAACCCAACGCGGACACCACTGCCGCAGTCCACTGGGAGGCGAGCGTGGCGGCGATGCTTCTGCGCGGGAATGCCCGCTGCGAGAAGCTGATGATCGGCAGCAAGGTGGTCGGGCTGCAATTCCTGCATCCGGACCGACTTACCTCATTTCGCCGCGACGGTGCGAAAGTGTGGCGTTACACGGACGAGGATGGCTTCCAGCGCGAGATTACTAACGACAGAGTCTGGAGCATCCCCGGTTTCTCTCTTGACGGAAAGGACGGAGTTTCCGTTATTGGCTACGGTGCGGAAGTGTTCGGCGCTGCGATCGGTGCCGACATGGCTGCCAGTTCGACTTTCTCGAAGGGCTTGCTTCCGACCACTGCCATCTCCTACCCGAGCACACTGAAGCCAGAGCAGCGCAATGACGCGCGCCAGACGCTTGAAGCATTGAGCGGGGCGGTGAATGCGGGCCGCCCGGTCATTCTCGAGGCAGGTTCAGAAATCAAGACGATCGGCATCAACCCTTCTGATGCGCAGCTGCTCGAGTCACGTGCATTCTCGGTGGAGGAAATTTGCCGCTGGTTCCGCGTACCGCCCTTCATGGTCGGTCACAGCGAGAAGTCCACGAGCTGGGGTACTGGCATCGAACAGCAGATGATCGGCTTCTTGACATTCACATTGGGCCCTTGGCTCCGCCGGATTGAACAAGCGATCAGCAAGGACCTGCTTACGCCGGCGGAGCGGCTCCGTTACTACCCTAAGTTCGCTGTGGAAGGCCTGCTTCGCGCTGACAGCGCGGGCAGGGCGGCCTTCTACGCAGCCATGGTCAACAACGGCATCCTGACTCGTGACGAAGTGCGCGAGCTGGAGGACAGGGAGCCCATGGGAGGCAACGCCGCCGTCCTCACCGTCCAGACTGCCTTGGCTCCGCTGGACAAGCTCGGCCAGGCAGAAGACGGCAACGCAGCCCGCGCGTCGATGCGCGCCTTTCTCGGCGTGCCTGACGCCACCAGCAAGGAATAAAAGATGACCATCCGTGCAACCCCGGGCGTTCCCAGCGGACGCCCGCAGATGGACGTGCGCAGCTATGTGGCGCCTGCAGCCTTCGACCGCTGGGACGCGACGATTCGTGCCGCTGCCGAGAACGAAGAGGACCGCACGATCGGTATCTACGACGTCATCGGTGAGGACTGGTGGACCGGTGGTGGCTTCACCGCCAAGCGCATGTCAGCTGCCCTCCGGTCGCTTGGCAAAGGGCCGGTGACGGTAGCGATCAACTCGCCCGGGGGCGATATGTTCGAGGGCCTGGCCATGTACTCGATGCTCCGCGAGCACCCGGGCGAGGTGACTGTCAAGGTCATGGGGATAGCCGCCTCTGCCGCCTCGATAATTGCCATGGCCGGCGACCAGGTGCAGGTGGCACGTGCCGGGTTCCTGATGATCCACAACTGCTGGCTGCTCGCCGCTGGAAACCGCCACGAGCTTCGCGAGATCGCGGGTCAGCTTGAGCCCTTCGACCTGGCGATGGCTGACGTTTACGCAGCCCGCACTGGCGAAGACGTGAAGTCGATGCAAAAACTGATGGATCGCGAGTCGTACATCGGCGGAAGCGCGGCTGTATCCCAAGGGTTTGCCGACTCCCTTCTGGACTCCGACGAGATCAGCAAGACAGAAGACGGCAAGAACGCCTCAGCCGTTCGCCGGATGGAGGCCGCCCTGCGCGCATCGGGTATGCCCAAGTCAGAGGCAATGCGTCTCATCAGTCAGTTCAAGTCCAGTGCGGGGGATCCGGCTGGCAGCGGTGAGGGCGAGCCCACCGAACACGGCCAGCGTGACGCTGCCGGCTTCACCAACACCGCGGCGCTGGCCGCAACCCTCACCACTATCCTGTAGGAGAGCCTCAATGGCCCAGATCGACGACGATATCAAGAACATCAACTCCAGCCTCGGGCAGGTGAATGAGCAGCTGAAAAAGCACGCCGAGCAGGCCAAGGCTGATATCAGCGCGCACGCACAGCTGTCCGAAGAAACGAAGGCCAAGGTCGACCAGCTGTTGGTCGCCCAGGGCGAACTGCAGGCCAACTTGCAGGCTGCCCAGCAGGTGATCGCCAAGCTCGAGCAGGGCGGCGGCGCGCCGGCCAAGGCTCGGACCATCGGCGAGGTCGTGGCGACCTCCGATGTGTGCAAGAACTTCAACCCTGGCATGCAGGGTAGCTTCACGGTCAAGGCCGCGATCACCCGCGAGGATGCCTCGGCGGGCAATCTGATCGAGCCGCACCGCATCCCCGGCATTGTGGCGACCCCGAACCAGCGCCTGTTCTTGCGCGATCTTCTGACCTGGGGGACGACCACGTCGGATAGCCTGGAGTACGTCCGGGAAACCGGATTCACCAACAACGCCGACGTCGTCGCCGAGAACCCGACCAACCCGAAGCCGGAGTCGGATCTGGCGTTTGAGCTGGACTCGGCGAAGGTGGCGACCATTGCCCACTGGATTCGTGCGTCCAAGCAGGTCCTGCGCGATGCCGGCATGCTGCAGGCCTACATCAACGGCCGCCTGATGTACGGCCTGAAGCTGAAGGAGGAAGCGCAGCTGCTCAAGGGCTCTGGCGTCGGCCTCAACATCAATGGGCTGTATACCCAGGCGACGGCGTACGCCAACCCGGGCGTGGTCGTGCAGAACGAGACCGCCATCGATCGTCTCCGCATCGCCATGCTCCAGGTCACTCTGGCCGAGTACGAAGCGGACGGCATCGTGCTGAATCCGATCGACTGGACCACGATCGAGCTGTCCAAGACCACCGAGAACGCCTACCTGTTCGCCACGCCGCGCGGATTGGCCGTTCCGGGCCTGTGGGCACGCCCGGTTGTGGCGACCAAGGCGATGGACACCGGTGACTTCCTGACCGGCGCTTTCAAGATGGCCGCGCAGGGCTGGGACCGTGAGCAGGCGAATATCACCGTGTCCAACCAAGACCGCGACAACTTCGTCAAGAACATGGTGACCATCCTCTGTGAAGAGGACGTTGGCCTGACCGTGTTCCGCCCCGAAGCGTTCGTCAAGGGTGGGTTCGACGGCCTCCCGGTTGTAGACGGCGCCGGCGGCTGAGCTAGCGCCTCATCCGCGGGGCTTCGGCCCCGCGGCTTCATCTTCTATGGCGGACGAGATCATGACCAAAGTCAAAGCAATCAGTTCTTTCGAACACCATGGCCGTAGGGACCGTGGCGCGGAGTTCGAGGTAACGCCGCAGCATGCCGATCTCTTGGAGAAGCGCGGGCTGGTTAAGCCCATGACCGGCGCTGTGACAGACAGTGGCAGCAAGAAGGACGCTGCGGCCGCCGGTGCGAGCCTCGTGGACCAGAACGCCTCGGCAACTCTGGCTGCTATTGCGAAGGTCTCCGAAGTTGGGACGCTTGCGGATGCGCTGGCCGCTGAGCAGGCCAAGGGCGACAGGGCGCGCAAGAGCGTGATCGAGGCGCTCACTGCTGCCATCGCCGCTGCCCAGCCGCAGGTCTAAGCCATGCGCCTGGTGACTATCGAACAGGCCCGGCAGCACTGCCGGGTCGATACCGCTGACGGCGAGATGCTGGCCCTCTATGCCGAGGCAGCAGAGCAGGCTGCGCAGGATTTCCTGAACCGCCAAGTGTTCTCTGACGTGGACGAGCTTGCCGCTGCGGTGCTTGACGGCAAGGCAGGGGACGATCCCATTGTGGCCAACCAAGCAATCATCGCAGCCATTCTGTTGCTGACGGGACACCTGTACCGAAACCGTGAAGCCGTGACTTCGGAGAACGCTGTTCAGCTCCCTCTCGGCGCCCAGTCATTGCTCTGGCCGCACCGCGTGGGCCTCGGCGTATGAGCTTGGCCGCGGGAGAACTGCGCCACCGCGTGCTGATCCAGCAGCAGGTGACCACCCGCGACGAAGACGGCGTCCAGACCACCAGCTGGGTGGAAGTGGCCACGGTCTGGGCCAGCGTCGAGCCGCTGTCGGCGCGTGAGTTCATCCAGTCCGGACAGACCCAGGCGGCGGTGACCGCGCGCATCACCATCCGCTACCGCGAGGGGCTGCTGCCGACGATGCGCATCGTGCACCGCGGTCAGGTGTTCAACATCGCCGGCCTGCTGCCTGACAAGGCCTCGGGGCTGGAGTACATCACGATCCCGGTATCCGCCGGCGTCAACGACGGGCGGTAGCGCATGAAGATGGAAATGAAGATCCAAGGGGGGGACGGCTTGCTGGCCACCCTGCAGGCGCTGCCACCCGAGATCGTCAGCAAGCGCGGTGGGCCGGTGAAGCTGGCGCTGGCCAAGGGCGCACGCATGCTGCGCGACCAGGCGACGGAGAACTTCCGGCGGTCAGCGGCCGTCGACGGCGCGGACAGCACTGACACCACCGTCAACAGCATCATCGCCAGCCGCGGCAAGGCGCCAACCGGCACGAAGGGTGAGCGGCAGCTGGTGCGGGTCAAGCGGAAGGTCTTCGTCAATGCGCGCGGAGCCAAGACGACGACTCTACGTGCTGCGCAGCTGATGGAATGGGGATCCGCGCGCCAGCCTGCACGGCCGTGGCTCAGGCCTGCAGTGCAGCGGCGTGGCACCCAGATCATCGACGCGATCACCGAGGACCTGCTGAGGCGGGTGGAGCTGATCACCAAGCGCCTGGCCGCGAAGAACGGGGGTAAGCGCTGATGTTCCCCAAGGTCTACAGGACCATACGCACGCCTGCGGTCATCTCGATCGTTGGCGACCGCGTCAGCGGCCACGGCAAGGCACCGCAGACGGATCCCCGTCCTTACATCACCTGGCAGATCGTCACCGGCGATCCGTACAGCAACCTCAGCAGCGCACCGGGCGGCGACTTCACCACGGTGCAGATTGACTGCTACCACAAGGACGAGGCGGGCGCCCAAGCGCTGGCGCTGGCCGTGCGCGCCGCGCTGGACGCGGAGCTGATCGTCAACCGGGTCGCGATCGACACGATCGATTCGGACACACAGCTCTACCGGGTCGGACTGGAAGCCGACTTCATCGACCAGCGCTGAGCCGCTGAAACCATCACCAACCACGCATTGCCGCCCTCGCGCGGCTTCAAGAGAGGATCCAGCCATGACCGAGGGCGTCGTCAAGACCCAAGGCACCCATCTGTTCTTCGTCGACCCGAATGCGGCCGGCGGACCTGCCATCGTGAAGTTTGCTTGCCCGACCGGTGCGTCTGGGTTGGGCGGTGCCGCTGACCAGATCGAGGACACCTGCCTCGATGCGACGGTAGACAAGACCTACCAGCGCGGGCTCGGTACGCCGGGCCAGGTCACTGTGCCGTTCAACTACATCCCGAGCTCTGCCTCGCATGCCTCGCTGTTTGACCTGAAGGACAGTGGTCAGAACGTTGGCTGGTATATCGGCCTGAGTGACGGCACGGCGGCACCCACGCTGGTGGGCGACGTACTCACGCCCCCCGCCGCCACTGCGCGGTCGGGTTTCAGCTTCCAGGCCTATGTGTCTGACTTCAACATCGACATCGCCACCAACGAGATCGTCCGGGGCACGGTGACGTTGCAGCGCAGCGGCCCGGTCGCCCGCTACGGCAAGCCGCTGGCGTAACGCCTGCCGGAACGGCTTCGCAGAACACCTTTGGGCTGGCCTCTGGCGCCGTTTAGCCGTGGCGTTACGTCGGCCCACCTTTCGAGAACGGCTATGAACGACAAGAACAAATCAGCTGCTGCGCTGCTGGATGACTCGCTTTTCATCAGCGACCGCATCCACGTCAGGCACGTTGAGCTGCCTGACGGGCAGAAGCACAAGTTCCACTTCCGCGAGCTGCCGGCCGCCGAGTTTCACGTGTTCCTCGGTGCACAGCGGGACGACAACCAGGAGCGGCAGGCCGACTCGTGGGCACGCCTGATCGCGAAGGCGGTCGTTTCGCCCGATGGCGAACTGGTGCTGTCCCTGGACCGGGCCCGCGCTCTGAAGTTCTCCGTTCAGGCTGCGCTGGTGAACGAGATCCGCGAGGTGAACAGTTACCAGGGAAAGGCGACCTCGCCCGACGAGGCAGTGCCGAGTGGTTCCGATACCAGCTCGCTCTGAGCCTGGGCAAGAGCGTCGCGGAGATCGACGCGCTGGGCGAGGTGGAGCTGGCCGGGTGGCGTACGTTCTTCGAGCTCTACCCGTTCGACGACCTTCACCGCTACCACCGACCAGCAACCGCGATCGCCGGCAGCTTCGGCGCAAAGCCTGAGCAGATCCTGCAATACCTCTCGCCCGAACCAACCGACTCTGCGATGAGCGATGCCGACCGTGACATCACGAAGGCGCTGGGCTTCAACTCCTAACGGGAAAAACCATGGCGACCGCCGGTTCCATTGTTGTTGATCTGCTGATGCGGACCGGGTCCTTCGAGACCGACGCTGACCGGGCCGCCAAGCAGGTGAAGAAGCTGGGGAAGGACTCCAGCGACAGTGCGGCTCAGGTCGGTGCCGCCTTCGGCAAGATCGGTGGTGTCGTGGCCGGTGGCCTCACCGTCGCCACGGTGGCGGTCGTGAAATGGACGCGCGAGCTGGTGGTGGCCTCTGCGGAGGTCGAGAAGCTGTCTCGCCTATCCGGCACCAGCGAGCAAACCTTCCAGCGCCTGGCCGCCGGCGCCAGCACCGTGGGCATCCAGCAGGACAAGCTGGGCGATATCTTCAAGGACACCCAGGACAAGCTGGGCGACTTCCTGAGCACCGGCGGCGGTGCGATGAAGGACTTCTTCGAGCAGATCGCGCCTCGTGTGAACCTGACTGCCGACGCCTTCCGGAATCTCAGCGGCCCCGAGGTCCTGCAGAAGTACTACAAGGCGCTGGAGGATGCAGGCGTTGCCCAGGCCGACATGGTCTTCTACATGGAGGCCATCGCCAGCGACTCGGCGATGCTGGCGCCGCTGCTGGCGAACAATGGCGAGGGCTTCCGGAAGTGGGGCGCGGAGGCGGAGCGCGTTGGGGCGATCCTGGACGGCCCGACCATCGCCGCCATGAAGGAGGTGAAGGAGCAGTCCAACCAGATGGACCTCGCCTTCCAAGGGCTGCGGACAGAGGTTGCCACCCAACTGCTCCCGCAATTCCGAGACTTGGTGCAGTTGATGGGCGCGGAAGACACGAAACGCGCTTTCACCAGCATTGCCGGGTTCGCAGCCGACATCGCGGGCGAGATGGCCAATGGCGTGGTGCAGATCGCCAGCTTCATCACCAGGTTTCGCGAGATGCGGAGGCTCGACGGTGCGGGCGATGCTGACCTGGCCGGTGCCTCCGAGGAAGCACTGAACCAGAAGATCGGCGAGCTGGGCGCAGTACGTCGGGCGATGCTGGCTGCGGAAGGAGACAACGAGCGGACCGCGAAGGAGTCGCAACGCTTGATGCTGGAGTCGCAGCGGATACAGCGCGAGCTGACCCGGCGTTACAAGGCAGAGAACGCGGCTGAGAACTTCAAGGGCGTGACGTCGAGCATCGACAGCACTGGCCGGATCCTCAAGCCGCAGGAAGCTGGGAGCTTCCGCGCGACCGTGGCAGGCGACAAGGATAAAACTGGCGAGAACGCAGCAAAGCGGCTGGCGGAGGCCCTGAAGTCTGCCAACGCTCAGCTTGAGCGACAGGTTGCGCTCTACGGTGATTCTTCGGAGCTGTCCCGCGTCAGTTACGAGATCCAATTCGGTGGCTTGAAGGGAATTGACGAAGCAGCCCAGGCGGCGTTGCGGTCTGGTGCCTCCTTGGTCGACATGCTGGGCAACATCGACGAAGCCGAGGCGATCATGGCTGAGGACGCACAGCGCTTCGCTGATGCCTTCCGCAGCCTTCTCGGGCAGGACGATGATTCCACGGTGGCGAACTACTTCGACCAGATGTCCACCTACGCCGATCAGGCGGCGCGCAACATGCAGGATTCCTTCGCCGATTTCCTATTTGACCCGTTCGCGGAGGGTCTAGGGGGGATGGTCGAAGGGGCATCCAACGCGATGCGGCGCATCGCTGCCGAGTTCGCTGCGTCCCAGGCATTCGAAGCGCTGGGCCGGTGGGCATCGAGCTACAGCGGTGCCGGCAGCAGCTGGATCAATTCCATCGGCGGGGCGATCGCTGGAAAAGGAGGCCGTGCTGGCGGCGGTCCGGTTTCCGAGAACGGGATGTACCGGGTAGGTGAGGGCGGAATGCCTGAGCTGTTCCACCAAGGCGGCAAGACGTTCTTGATCCCTGGCGATGCCGGCACCGTGCGTCCGGTTACCTCGCGCCTTGGCAGCGATGCTGCGTCTGCATTCGGCGGAGCGAGCGGCATGCGTGCCACCGTCAATATCGAGAACAAGAGCAGCGCTCAGTTTGACCTTAAGGCGGAGGACATCCGGTTCGATATGGGTGAGCTGTTTATCAACATGGTGGCCCGCGACCTAGCCTCTGGGGGCAACACTTCCAAGGCCCTGCAGCAAACGTTTGGGCTGCAGCGCCGGGGTAACGTCAATGGCTGAAATCTATCCTTGGCCCAGCACCAGCATCCCGTGTCCGCTGGTTGAGGGGTATGTCGATGCAGGCGATGACGGGGTGATCAGGACAACGGTGCAGTCCGGTCCGCAGCGAGCCCGGCCTCGCGTGAGCGCAGTGCCGGCGCAGGTCACAGCAATGGTGATGGTTGACCGCGCTGGCATGCAGGTGCTGGAGGACTTCTATCTCCTGACCCTCCGCCGGGTGGGCCGCTTCTACTGGCGCGACTTCCGGAAGCCGGCGGCAGACGACAACGTTGCTGTATACCGCTTCGCCGGCCGGCCGAGCTTCGCTCCGACCGCGGCCCCGATGTACTGGAAAGCCACCATGCAGCTGGAGCGCCTGACCACCGTGAACGGCCACTTCCTGCTCGACTTCTACGACGACACCACCTGGCCGACGACCTGACATGCCGCGCATCCTTTCCCCGGCCGCAGCGCGGTCGATCCTCTCGTGCGACACCGATGAGATATGGATGTGCGCCATGCGCATCTCGCATCCGTCGATCGCCACCATCCGCATCGTGAACGACAGCATCGAGGCAGTGAGGGCCGACGGCATCTACATACCGTGGGCCTTCGAACCGATCCTGCCGAACGACACGGCCGATGCCAATGCCACGGTCACCGTGACCATGGACAACGTCGACCGTGACATCGTGAAGCTGCTGCGCACCATCACCGGTGAGCCGCCAAAGTGCACGCTCGAGGTCGTCCTTGCCAGCCAGCCGGATGAGGTCGAACTGGGGCCCTTCGAGTTCTCGATCCTGCAGGGGCAGAGCGACATCACCATGCTGCAGCTGTCGCTGGGCTATGAGGAAAACTTCCTCAACCAGGGCGTACCGGCGCAGAGCTACAACCCCACCAGCAGCCCGAGCCTGTTCGTATGAACTGGATCGGCATCCCCTACCAAGGCCAGAAGTTCTGCCGTGAGTTCGCTCGACGGGTGCTGGCGGAACAGGGCATCCAGATGCCGTGTGTCGATGATCCCAGCCAGGCACCGAACTGGCTGCGGGTCGACCGGCCCGAGCCATACGACGTGGTGGTGTTCAAACGTGCTGGCAGGCCCGACCACGTTGGTGTGTGCCTGGGGCGCGGTGACTTCCTGCACGTCGAAGAAAAACGATCCTCATGCATCGAGCGGCTTACCTCCCCGAAGTGGGAGCGGCGCATCGAAGGTTTTTACAGGTTCACCGGAGTTCGTTCGTGACCCAAAACCACTCTCTCAACCTGTACGCGCATGAGTTCGCGCCTGCGGGCGTTTTCGAGGTGCGCGGCGGACAGAGCCTGTGCGCGATGCTGCAGGAGGCCTGCGGCTCGGGAGAGCTGGCCTCGTCCCTCGACGTCCGCGTTGGCGGCTACCAGGTGCCAGTGGAGATGTGGGAGCGTCTGCGTCCGAAACAGGGGGCGATCATCACCGTGGTGCGCACCGACCTTGCCGGCGGCGGTGGTGGGCTGCTGCGCTCGATTGCAATGATCGCGGTCTCGGTCGCGGCTATCTGGGTAACCGGTGGCGCAGCCGTCGGCCTGCTCGGGTCCTCATTCGCCGCCGGCACCTTCGGCGCAGCCGCCCTTGGCGCAGGCGTGACCATCGCTGGCTCGCTGCTGGTGAATGCCCTGATCCCGCCTCCCACGCCAGGCGGTGGCAGCTTCGGCGGGGACCTGCAGTACAACCAGCTCACCGGCAGCAGCAACCAGGCCATGCGATGGGGGCCGATTCCCATCGTGCTGGGGGAGAGCCGCTTCTTCCCGCCCCATGCGGCCGTCCCGTACAGCGAGAACGTCGGCTCCGATAGCTACCAGCGCCTGCTCTTCGATCTGGGTTACGGCGACTTGGAAGTCAGCGACATCAAGATTGGCGACAACGCGCTGAGCACCTACAGCGACGTCCAGTACGAGATCACCAAGACCCCGACGCTGTACACCAACGACGTCAACGAGACCGCCGTCGGCTTCACCCTGGATACCAACGGTGACAACACGTCCCGCACCAGCGCGCCGGGCATCGACACGCTGAGCCTGGACCTACTGTTCCCGCAGGGGCTGATCGGCTACGGCACGTCCTCCAGCGGGCCGGGCGATGGCTTCGAGATGTGGGTGCTGTACCGGATCCAGTACCGTCCGACCGGCACCAGCAGCTGGCTCAACGTCACCGGCGCACGGCTGTCGAAGATGGTCACGCAGTGGGTGCCGGGTAGCGGTGGCCAGCGTCCGAACCTCAGCCCGGGCCCCGGCCTGTTTCTGGTCAAGACGCGGTCGAAGGCGCCCTTCAGCGCCGGTCTCGCCTGGGACCTGCCCAACGGGCAGTACGACGTGCGCGTGGAGCGTATCTCCGCACTGCGCGGCGGCAGCGCCAACACCTACATCGACACGGCCACCTGGACGCTGCTGCGCTCGATCCGGAATGTGAATCCATCCACGACCGGCACGACCAAGCTGGCGATGCGGATTAAGGCAACCGACCAGCTGACCGGCTTGCTGCAGAGCCTGTCGTGCATGGTGCGGCAGAAGATCCCGGTCTACGACCGCAACACCGGCATCTGGTCGGCGCCGCAGGTCAGCCTCAACCCGGCGTGGGTCAGCTACTGGATCATGACCTCGTGCCCGGCGGTGAAGCGGCACGTGCCGGCCAGCCGCATCGATCTGGACAGCTTCGCTGACCACGCCGAGTTCTGCAGGGTCAATGGCTTCGAGACCCGGATGACGCTGGACGCGGTGACCACCGTGCGCGACCTACTGGTGCGCGTGCTGGGCGGCGGGCTGGGCTCGCCAGGCAATCGGGATGGCCGGTACTGCGTGGTCTTCGACCCAGGCGTGGTCAGCTACCCCCGGATGGCCTTCAGCCCGGTGGACATCGAGAGCTTCTCGGACACCACCAGCTACCTGCGCATGCCCGACGCCCTGCGCGTCCAGTTCCGCAACCCGAACGCGGACTGGAAGGATGACGAGATCATCGTGCTGCGCGACGGCTTCAGCTATCGCGGCGTGGACGCCCGGGGCAACCCATCGTCGGCACCGCAGGCAACCGAGTTCGAGACCATGAAGGTCGACCAGTCCATGCTGCCGCAGCAGGCGTGGCGCATGGGGCGGTATCACCTGGCGCAGGCCGAGTTCCGCCGCACCTCCTACAGTTTCTCTCCGACGATATCCGGCCTGAGCACCACCCGCGGCGATGTTGTGGACGTGGGCCACGACTACATGGAGTGGGGCGCCGGAAGCGGCCGGGTGATCGGGTTTATCGATACGGCACCAGCTGGCTATGCCGGCACCATCACCCTGGACACGATGATCGACACGGATCCGTCGAAGCAGTACGGCATCCAGATCCGCAAGGCGATGGGCGAGCCGGCCGTGCTCAACGTGGAGCCGCACAGCGCCTACACCGACACGTTCTACATCCCGGAAGGCACGGCGCTCCCGACCGGGGTGTCGCGCGATGACATGGCGATCGTGGGCCTGCGCGGGCAGGAGACGGTGCGGCTGCTGGTCACCGGCGTCACCTACACGGCGGACTTCATGACCAGCTTCACGGCCACCAACTACGACGAGCGGGTCGACGCCTACTGGCGGGACCCACCGGATTCGATCATCAGCGAGGTCACCGGCACCGTCCTGGGCGCGCCGGAGCCGCCGGTGATATCGGCCATCTCCACGGTCAACGCCAACAACAAGACCGACGACGCAGGCATTGCCACGCCGGTGGTACGGATCAACCTGACCAACAAACCCGGCTTCATCTACGAGGCCCTGCGATGAAGACACCTGTGGTTGCGCACGAGGTCCGATATCGCCAGGTCGTGGTGGAGGACTTCGCTGAATCGGCTTGGATGACGAAGACCTTCCCGGTGGGGGAAAACATCGACCTGGAAGAGCTGGCGCGCGGTGTGCCGTACGAGCTGCAGGTCCGAGCGGTGGGCGCCAACGGCAACTCGTCGGAGTGGGTGGACGGCTCTGCGCTGCTGGCGCTGACGAACCGTGTCGGTGCCGCGGCGCTGCCGAACATCGGCAACCAGCAGTCGATGTGGGACCTGCAGACATCGGTCACCTTCGCCGCCAGCACCGACGGCAGCGGCAGCTCGGTGGCCACGATCAGCGTCACTGCCGGGGACCTGATCATCGGCTCCGTGGTGGTGTCCTACGCCGCGAGCAGTGCCACGGTCACCGGCGCCGCCGGCGAGAAGGTGATGCTCTATCTGTTCTATTACGACCCCCAGCTGCAGGGCGGCAGTCGTCAGCTCAACGTCACGACCAACATCGTCGAGACCGCCAACGTCAACGGCAACATCGCGGTCAGCTCCGTCGAGATCACCTTCCCACCTGCAGGCGGTAGCAGCAGTGGCGGCGGGAGCATCGGCGGTGGCGGCGGCAGTGGCGGTATCCGAAACCCTCCGTATCAAGAGAACCCGGTATGACCTACATGAAGCGGGACGACGTTCCTGTTGACGACGGTGAGATCGCCGTCGAACTGGAAACGGGGGACGTCGTTGCCCTGAAGTGCGACCGCACTGTCGATCGCGGAAACGTGCTCTTCGTCGGCAGCGCCCGGGCGGTGAAGGACGACGGCAGCGCAGTCCTGGGCGCCGACGGCAAGCCGGTTGAGCGGGTGTACCGGCATACCGATCCGCGCGGCCCGGCCGCCGACCAGATCGCAAAGGACGTGCTGATGGCGCTGATTGGCGAGCCCACCTCGGAGATCGTCCAGTGGTCCGCCCAGATGCTAATCGACGTGAACATCCGCCAGGCGCTTGCACTGGCGACCATCAATCCCGGGGCGTTCGACGCCTCGTCTGTTCTTTGAGGCTTGAGCGATGATCCCGAACTTGAACGTAGTGCCCCTCATCGACCTGCCAATTCATCCGGCTGCGCAACAGGCGTACTTGATAGCAGCCGATCCTGGGCTCAAGAAGGCCGTCAGGGTATACCTGCCCGACGTCGTTGCGGCGGCCTCAGTCGTTGCGGCGGAAATCGGCCCGATGCTGGCAGCCGCAAGCGCCTCAGTGAACGCACAGGTCAATGCGCTCAGCTCCAGCATAAATCTGAGTCTGGTTGAGATGCGGTCCGAGGTGGCGGAGGTCGTCGCTGACACGGAAATGCAGAGCGCGGCATTGCTGGCTGGGCTTGGGTACATGGTGCCCGTGCCATACACAGCAGGGATACAAGTTGAGTCAGGCAGATTCACAGTTAGCTACGCCGGGGTAACATACGCACCTGTCCAGTCCGCGCTTCCTTTCGTCACATCCGAAACGCTTGACATTGAAAAATGGCGGATGATCCAAGGTGTTTCCGGCGCAGATCTTGCCTCGTCGAGTGGGTCTGCCATGGTGGGATTTCGCCAAGCCTCGCCGAGCGCGACACTGCGGACCACGCTCGAAAAGATGCGGGAATGGGTCTCTCCCGAAGATTTCGGCGCCATCGGCGATGGCACGGCACGCCCGTTGTCTGAAAGATTTCCTACCCTTGCTGAAGCACAACAGGTCTATCCCTTTGTTACGTCACTGTCTCAGGGCATTGACTATGCAGCCATCCAAGCTGCTGTTTCTGTACCTAGTCGGTGTGTGCATTTTTTGCCGAAAACGTACGTGTGCGGTGATATTGTTCCGGCAAATGGTGTCCATTTACTGGGCTTCGCCGGACACGGATATACTGACGACGAGCCGCACTTTCGACCAAGGTTGTTGAAAAGCGAAGGGTCTTCCTGCCTCATGAACGTCGTGGGTACGCGGGGTGTTACCGCATCCGGCATGGTGTTTGATGGATTGGACGGCACCGTTCCCGTAGTGAGTAGCGGAAGCTCCCGATTCACTGCTGAAAACTGCCGTTTCACACGTGGGTCTGTAGGTTTCGGCGGATATGTTGGTTCGGGTTCTCTGTATTCCAGAACGTCACATTTTATTAAATGTGTTTTCTCTTCGTGTGGTACGGGCATTCAGAACCTCATTGACTCATTCCTTACTGAATGCGAAGTGGCCGCTAATCTTGACATCAATGTCTACGGGTCATCGGGCGCTGATTCTAATACTTTCACCGCGTGCCGATTTGAGTGGTCAGCGAATGGTCGGAATCTTAGGCTGGCGGGGGCGTCAGGATCGCGCGTATCCTCGTACAAATTTGTAGCCTGCACATTTGATCGGGGCGCTGTAGGTTCGGTTTATATGGGCTACGTTAAACAGATCCAGTTCGTGGGATGTGATTTCAAGCGGGGGAATAGAGGCGGGGGGCAGTCCGCTTCGGCTAATTGCAATGTTTACGTCGAAAATGGCGATTTCGTATCGTTCACCGACTGTATGCAGTCAGCCGGACGTGACGACGAGCCCCAGCCGATGGATCCCATGACGCCCGCCTATGCATATCATTCGGTGTCGGCTGCTCTAATATTTCAATCGTCAGCGGTGGAATTTCTACTGAGTTTGCCGGGGGCGCATTGCGGGGCGCAGATACGGTTTCCGGTCTGAAGGTCTTGGGCGTGGCCGGTATACCGGACCGGATACTCTCTGCCACTGGTATACAAATTAACGCGGGTCAAGTGTTTCGGTCGTCTTCGAGCGGTGGCGATATACAGCCGCTGGGCGCATCGACTCGTTCCATGACCACGCGACGGGCAGTCCTGGCTAATTCGGTGGGTAGTCTCGAGCTCGTAGTGACTGCGCGAAATGCGGCCACCGGGGGCGGATACACTGCCCGCTTCATTATTCAATTGACCAGGTTGGGCGGGACGCCATCGGTAAGCACGGGCCGCATTGGAGAGGTGGGAGCTGCAGGGTTTATCGGTTTTGGCTCCGGGACTGTCAGCCTGCAAATCACCAACATGGCTTCAGACGGGTCGTCCTTTGATTTGTTAGTTTCTAATAATCACGCATCAGACGCGATGAACGTATCTTGCACGCTGATTTGAACCCGTGGTCGCTGGAGTGCGGCGCACACGGGATGCGCCTCCCGTGCTATAAAGGAGCCTGATCACGAGAGTCGGCTCAAGATGCGGAACCAGTATTGGGATGCTTGGAAGGGGGGTGCAGTTTTAGCCGTGGTTCTGATACACGCCACTGGGGCGGCGCTTGAGTTTCCACCTGGGACGTATAATCATCAGTTCGCCATTGCGCTCAGGCAGTTTATTAACTTTCCTGTCGCTTTGTTTGTTTTTCTTACTGCCTTCTTTTCTGTGGCTGCGCGGCGGGAAGACGCCGGATATATTGAGAAGGCGTGGAAGAGAATTTCGCGGTTGATGGTTCCCTATCTTATTTGGGCTGCAGTCTACGCCGCTGTCCGGATTAACAATGGGGTGATGTCTATAGGGGACGTCCCTCTCTCGCTCGTCAACGGGAAGATAGTCTCAGTAGGATATTATGTAATCGTCATGGTCCAGTTCGCGCTGCTGGCCCCCGCACTTGATCGCTTGAATGCTAGAGCACTGTGTTACCTGATCCCTTTATCAGTCTTGGTCTCTTGCTCCTTCACATACGCGGTGCGGATGTCAGAATACGGGGGTGAGTGGGCGGGCTTCCCTTACAACGCGATTCCTTTCTTCCTATGGCTCCCTTTCTATCTTTCTGGATTGTTAGTCGCCAAAGCGGGCATGCGAGTGCTCGCGGCCATTCCTCGCGGCATCTACTTCGCATCGCTTTTTGCGATGTTCGGATTGTCCGCCGTTGAGGCGGCGATATTCGGTGACGTGCCCGATCTTGCTGTGTCTCAATTAAAGTTCACTTCGATTGGGACATCGCTGGTCATTTGTTGCTTGATGGCAGCCTGTGTGAGTTCGTGGGGAGCCGCATTTGGATGGAGGCGCGCATTCGTTTGGTTAGGGTCGAGAAGCTATTATTTCTATTTGGCGCATATGTTGGTGCTTGTTCCGGCGCAGAGGCTTTTGAGTAAGATTCCTGCGCTGTATGCGTTTCAACCATTATTTGTTCCTTTAGCGGCTTTGTTTACGATCTTTATCTGTGCAGTGGGCGCATTGGTGGCGGACCGTGTTCTGCAGGGTCGAATAGCTGCGCGACGGGCGATTGGGTTGGCGTGATCGCAGGAGTTGCATGCGGGTACTTATTTGTGAAAGACATGGAACGCTTAACACCGGCGATGAATTTCACCCAAATAGCCGGTGAGCGTGGCGATTCTCACTTGGCTGCGGTCGGATGCTGCTGAGTTCGTAAATAGGCCACCTTCATCCAATCCGATGCAGTAGGTCCTCGCTATTGTGCCGGTGGGTGTTAACGGCCCGGCTCACCCTGTATGCCTCCATGTAAGGGGGCTCGCTGGCCAGCAGCATGGCCATGGCGTCGTCAGGCTCGGCGGCCATCCAATCGTCCACCTGCCCAGGCTGCAGCCACACGGGCATGCGGTCGTGGATGTCGGCCGACACGCCGCTGCTGTCGCCCGTGATGATGGTGAAGGTGCCGAGGTTACCTTCGGCCAGCAGCGGGCTGGTGTCTTCCCACAGGCCGGCAGCCAGCAGCGGCCCGTCCGCGTGAATGAACCAAGGATCCTTCTTCCCGTCCTCGGGACTGACGGACCATTCGTAGTAGCCGGCCATCGGCACCACGCACCGGCGCTTCTTGAAGGAAGTCCGGAACGCCGGCTTCGTGGCCACGGTCTCGATGCGGGCGTTGATGGTCGATCCCTGCAGTCCCTTGGCCTTGGCCCAGAAGGGAAGGAGGCCCCACGCCAGCCGCGTCATCTGCCGGCCCGTGCCGCGATCGAGGATGACCGACGCGCGCTGGGTCGGCGCCAGGTTGTAGTTGGGCGGTAGCTCGAGCAGGTCGTGCGCCAGATCGGGCAGGCCGAGCTGGTCAGGCTTGAAGATGGGGGTCTGGACGAATCGGCCGCACATGGGCTGACCATAGGCGGGGCAGGGTGGGGCCGAGGTGAATGCATCACCGATGTATCGGGCCATGAGACTGGGCCGGCCTATGCTCTCGCCCCATGGACGCCGACACCCAAACCCTGACCCCTATGCCCGATGGCTTCTGCTGGAAGCCCCGCTGCCACTTGGACACGCTGCCGACGGGGTTGTTCCTGCACGGGGTGCAGGTGGCCTCGATGCAGCAGCGTGTCGACGGCTCTTGGCTGGCCAGGCTAAGCCCCGAGGATGGATTGCATGCCCCGCTGCTGCTCAGGTCGTGCAGCTCGTTCGATGCCGGCCGGCGAGGGTGCGAGCTGTGGGCCCTTCGACACGAGCAACTGCTGCGGCGGAAGGTGGCGAAGAAGCTGCAGTGGATCGAGGACCACGTCGTGCTGCGGGGCAGGGGGAAGCAACTTGACCCAGGCGACGTGATGGGGCGCCACTGACGCAGTCAGCTGCCGTTGCCTACGTATCGGCCCCTGCGACGCATCGTCGGCACCATGGCTGCCATGACGAAGACGAATGCGGGAAAGGCGCGCTGGGCGCGCAGCAGGGCTGCCAGCCTATGGCAGCAGGCCAACGAGCTGGACCGTGACCGCACCGGCAGCTGGGAGGGCAGGGCCGGGCGCCGACGGGCGTCCGATCGTCTCCGTACCGAAGCCGCGCGGTTCGAATCCATCGCGCGGCGGATAGACCCCGGCCGCGATGACGAAGCTGCCTGACGGGCATTGCCAAAATGAAATCCGTGCAAAATCCGTGCAACTGAAAAAAAGAAAGGGCCTGCAAGCTTGCAGACCCTTTAGAAATGGTGGCCGAGGACGGAATCGAACCGCCGACACGGGGATTTTCAATCCTTATCTTAACCGTGCGAAATGGGCGTTCGCTAAACGGGATAGCCCGTCAATCGAAGCCGTCATGCTCCTGCGTATAGACTTCGTCGTAGATGCAGGTGTAAGAGAGCTCAAACTTTATTCTTCGGAAATTCTCGCGAATCACAGGCCTTAGATCCGGTCTCAGCTCTTCGTCTGAATAGAGCATTTTGATTCGAGCACCTGCGCCGATCACCGTTCCTTTCTTGCACCCGCGAAGCTTAAATGTCTGCTCATCGGGATATCCGCGGAGAAGTTGGTCAACCAGAAGCTGCAGACCCTTACCGGTGAGGAGATCCAAGACCAAACCCTCATCTGTAATTGCTTGGTACGACCGCATCACAGCAGGGCCGAATCCTTCGTTAGAGATCCCGAAAACTTCGTCGACGCACCCCACCTCGACATCAAGGATCGGCTTTGAGCTAAGCCTGAAATGCCTGCGCTGTAGGGCTGCCGACTTGTAAGCAGTCCATAAGGCAAGCACTGCGATGAGGGTGGTTGCTAATCCAATCCACTCAGTGGCGCCAAAGCCTGCGGCCTCAGTTGCGCCGTCCAGCGCAACCACTATCTTCGTGCTGTTCAAATCAAATCCCTTGCCCTGGAAGGCCTCGTGCCCAGCTAAAGTCGTCGAAGATCGAAAGCAGATCAAGCGAATTGGCGCAGATTGTCGAGGTAGTCGGCCCACTCCTGCATCATCCGTGTCCGCTCCACAAGGTGCGTGGTCCGGTTGTAGGCCCGGCCGTTGGGATCCTTCACCGCGTGGGCCAACTGGTGCTCGATGATGTCCGGCCGGAAGCCCAGCACCTCATCCAGCAGCGTGCGCGCGCTGGCTCTGAACCCATGGCCAGTGGCTGTGTGCTTATCGAAGCCCATGACGCGCAACGCGGCCAGGACGGCCACCTCTGACATGGGTCGCTTGGCGCTCCGCGCGCCAGGGAAGACGTACGTGCCGCGGCCTGTCAGCTTGTGTAGCTCCCGCAGCACCTCAACGGACTGGCTCGCGAGCGGAACGACATGCGCCTGGCGCATCTTCATCCGGGCCGCCGGTATGCTCCAGAGGGCACCGTCCAGATCAATCTCGGCCCAGGTCGCCTGCCTCAGCTCGCCCGGGCGCACAAACACCAACGGCGCAAGCTTCAGGGCAGACTGAACGACCAAGGTCCCGCGGTAGGCATGCAGGGCCCGCAGCAGCCCGCCCAGCTCGACCGGATCGACGACTGCGGCATGGTTCCGCTCAGGCGCCGGCGCGAGCGCGCCGCGCAGGTCAGCCACGGGATTCCTTTCAGCCCGGCCTGTCGCGATGGCGTAGCGCATGATCTGGCCGCAGTTCTGCATGATCCGGTGGGCAGACTCGATGGCGCCCCGCGCCTCGATCCGCCGTGCTACCCGAAGGAAGTCAGGGGCCGTCAGTTCGCCGATGGGGCGGGAACCAATCCAAGGGTAGACGTCGTTGGCCATCCACGCCTCGACCTTGACGGCGTACTTCGGCACCCAGTCGCGCTTGGCCAACCATTCGCGCGCTGTGACCTCGAACGTGTTGGATCCCAGCTCAGACTTTGCCTGGGCCACGGCTTTCCGGTGCTCGCTGGGGTCGATGCCGCGAGCGAGCAGCTGCCGGGCCTCTTCCCGCCGCTGGCGGGCCAAGGCCAACGGCACGTCCGGATAGACCCCGAGGGCGAGGCGCTTCTCCTTCCCTTCGAACCGGTACTTGAGGCGCCACCACCGGCCGTCCCGAGGGGATATCTCCAGGTAGAGGCCTCCACCGTCGAACAGCTTCTGCGTACGGTCAGCGGGCTTCGCCCTGCGTAGGGCCAGGTCGGTAAGTGGGGGCATCAGGTCGGGGGCAGGGGGCAGATGCCCCAGAATATGCCCCCACCGTCTCACCAACTGCAACGCACGGGGCCGAACGAACCCGAAAACGAAAAAGCCCGGAAACCCTTTAATTGCGGGGGTTTCCGGGCTCTCGCGGACCTTCTCGGTCCAATCAATGGTGGAGGTGGGCGGAATTGAACCGCCGTCCGAAGGCAC